TTTGCAGATCAAACTGTTGAAGTCGATCAGTTCCTTTTCGTTTGATGATCACGTTGCAACCTAAGCGAAGCATTCCTTCAGTTTATGTTCCAATATGATTAAGAGGCTGATCTGTGGTTCGCGGGTCGGCAGCTAAATTGCTTTGAGCGCGCTTAGTGTACGCACTGTTCCGAGCAAGATCCTTACGTCAACCGCCAGCATTAACGAGCTAGCTTTGATCTGATTTGTCCCACGCCAAACCTGAGCGTGGGACAAATTTATGTAGGTTATCCGGCAGCCATGAGGCTTATGCCCCCACTTATCAGAGGCTCGAGCGCGAATCTCCTCCAGCGCTGCTTCTATCGAATCCGGATAGCCGTTCTCTGAGGGCATGGTGATGACCGACCACGCCCACTGATCTTGGCCAAGGCGGCTACTCTGCTGGTCGTCCAACATAACGCGACCGACGACCAGGCCATCCCGTAGAACGACCCAATCATTAGCATCGGCTCCGAAGGTAATCTTGCGAGTCCAGTGCGCGGTCATTCCGGTTCTCGCATGCGAAGAACTCGGCTGCCGAACTGAAGGAGGAGCCGATCGCGCGGCGAATAGTCGGCCATCGCATCCCACGCCGCGAGCATGGCGCTTAGATGCCCGGCCGCCAGAGAGTATCGATCACCCTGCCACTCCTCGCACCAGATGATGTAGAGGGCTCGGTTCTCAGGAAAGATCGGCTCGTGGATTCGGTGGCGAGGCATGGTTGTCTCCTTCCGGTCGATTAGAACGAAAGAAGAACTTCACGCAAGACTTTCTGGTTCAGCGCGCCGGATGCGCGGCTACCCCCGGCACCTTGTTCAGCGCTGCGGTCAGAGCATCGGCCTCCGTCAGGGCCTCGACGGCCTGCTTCCTGTTCCAGACCGCTCGGGTCTTGCCGAGCATGCGCTCCATGCCAGCCCACAGCAGGCCTGCCACGGTGATCACGGCGTAGACCGTCTCCGCCGTGACATCGATCGGCATCGGAAACGGCAGGCCGATCATCAGCGCGGCGGCTGCCACAAAGGCTACACAGGCCACGATGAACGAGCGGTTGGTAAAAGCCAGCGACCAGCGCTTGTCCGGCCCGGCCAGACGGTTCGCCTGCTCGATTAGCGCCGACAGATCGCGAAGGGTCTTGAAGAGCATCAGCGGATTCATGGTCATTTCACTCCGAAGAAGGCCAGCGCGGCAGCAGCCAGCGCGGCGAGGATGTAGATGGCGGCCTTGGCGGGTCCGGTGGCGACGGGGGTGGATGGGGAGGGCAGAGGCTTCGCCGGGATGCTGTCCACAACCGGCGGCCGTGCGTTGGCCGCGGCCCACCAGCTGCGCACGTCGAAGCCGGGGCACTGGGTCGCGCCCAGATCCCGGTGGCCGACGACCTGGGCACCGGGATGCTTGGCCAGCAGCTCGCGGACCAGCTTCACCGTCGCGGCCTTCTGTGCCTCGGTCCGGTTGTCGACACCGACATTGGGGCCGGTGGCCCGCTCGATGCCGCCAATGCAGCAGATGCCTAGGCTGCCGGTATTGTGGCCCGCGACGTGCGCGCCAGCAGTAGTGTCCGCCCTGCCGTTTTCGACGGCGCCGCTGCGCCGGATCACATAGTGATAGCCGACGTCATTGAACCCGCGCGCGAGGTGCATCTTGCGGATGTCGGCCACGCCGTAATCCTGGTCGGGATAGGTCGCGCTGTAGTGCAGCACGATAAACTTGATCGGGAAGTGTGGCATGGCTGCCTCCTCGGGGTGTGGACATGAAAAAGCCCCGCACGATGGCGGGGCGGGGTTTCCGAAAAAATTGTGATGACAGGCTGCGAAATCATGTTAGCGTCACATTTGCACGATATGCACAATCCAGACGCCAGGCGTATCCGATAGCCGGGGTTATCCCTCACCCAGCCTATATTAGGCGGGTGGATCTGTACCTTGCGGAGGCCCCCGGACCCCTCCGGGGGCCGCTCGCTTTTTGGGGACCGCACCTGCCGATATAGACAGGCGCTCCGAGCAGCAATTGGCGATACAATTAGCGCTGGTCAGACAGCAGCTTTGGGAGGGGTAACTGTCTGACCCGCAGTTTCCCGCGTGCAGGACCGCCGCCTTGATCGCTCAGCCGTCGCCCTGACGCGCCGTACTCGTGATCTGGCGCAACAGGTCGTTCGTCTCGCGTTGTGCGGCCTTCAGTTCATCCATCGACCGGGCCAGCGCCTCGTAACGTTCACTGTTGCGGGCGTCCGAGATCTCCAGCTGCTGGATGGACCGGCGATGCGTGACCAGGTCAGCGCGGATGTCGGTCAGCTGTTTTTCGTGGGTCAGCCGCAGTTCCTGTGTCGCTTGGCCACCTTGCAGCTCGATGCGCTTCATCTCGCGCTGGCCCTCCAGCAGCCCCGCCTGCAGGGTTGCATAGGAAACAGCCACGGCGATCAGCGTCGCGCCGATCGACCAGACGTTCCCCCAGGTGATGCCACCTTCAATCTTCGCCATTAGACATCCTTTCAGTACCGGCGAAGCCGGATCGGTGAAGGCCCGAAGCCGGGCATAAAAAGTCCGCACGCGGCGGGGTTAGGGTTATTGAACAAATCGGTACAGACAGCCGGATTTATCGTGCTATGTTCACGGATGCGCGATGTGCAAATTCGAACGCCAGACGTGTCCGATAGCCGGGGTTATCCCCCACTCAGCCTATATTAGGCGGGTGTATCGGCGTCTTGCGGAGGCCCCCGGAAACCCCTTCCGGGGGCCGTTCTTTCGCCGGTAACCATGTGCCAATTTAGACAGGCGCGCAGGGCTGATAATGGCGCTACGTTCGCCTTCGGTTGGGCAGTGGTTCTGGGAGGGGTGGCTGCCTGACCAACCAGACATATTAAAGCAAAATGTACGGAACGGTTCTGCAATGCAGCAAGTTGTGCAGACGTATTTGTAACCAGTGCCGGAATTACCAATAGGGTCTCGCCAGAAGGCGAGGCCCTTTTCTTTGCCTCAAGGCATCGAGGGCAGAAGAAAGCCGTGAACGGTCATGCTGCTCGGCTCAGCGTAGTCGGCAGCGGACCAGCCTGCCGAAGAACGATGCCGCTCGATCGTCGCCATGGCATAGGCGTCGGTGGTCGTATCCCAGATGAAACCGTCGGCCATGTCGGCGGGACGGATCGTCTCGAACAGCACGCCGTCGATGTAGAAGTCGCACTTGTCGGCGAACAGTTCCGTGACAAGCCGCTGCTGAACGCCGGGCGTGAACGGCCCCAAGGCCATCTGCCGCTTGTCCGACGATGCACGACCGCCGCCCTGGCGCGGCATGTGAACGGCAGGTGCCCAACCGATCACGCCGTTACGCTTCACCAGTTCGAAGTCCAGTTCCTTGCCGTTGCTCGCATGGACGAAGAACGCGTTGACCGCCTTGTCGGTGTGACTGGTGACGACAGCGCCCCACTTGCCGCGAGGTGCCCGAGAACGGTTCACCTGCAACGCCCCGGTGCGCCAGCGTCCATCGACCATGCCGGCCCGCAGTGTCACGGACTTGTCGGCGTTGTAGTCGATCATGGCAGGCGTGCCGACGCTGCCCCCGACGCCATTGCCGGTATCGCCACCCGACCAGTTCGGCAGGTAGATGTGCATGTTCGGGTTGTTCCAATCGAAGTCCAGTGCGCGGTCAATCCCGAAATCCTGCACATGGCGGAAGCTGGGCAGCATCTTGCTCGGCGCGGGTGTCGGATGCGGCGCGGGAACCGGCACAGGAGCAGGCGTCGGCTCCGGAGCAGGCGTCGGGACCGGTGTTGCCGGTTCGGCCTCCAGATGGGCCTCCAGCAGGCTCACGCCCTCCTTCAGCAGGCTCAGAAGGGCAGTCAGCAGTTGGCGTTCGGCCATGTCGAGTTCCTCGGGGGTTGGTTCCGGAGCGGGGTCCGGGGTAGGCGTTGGCACCGGGTCAGGCTCCGGGACCGGCACAGGAGCGGGCTCGGGGGCCGTGACGGGCACATCGTCGATCAGCGTCCGCACGGCGACCCAAGCCGGGTTCCGGTCGCCCAGCCAGCGCTGCAGGCCGTGGCAGATGTTCTGGTCGGGCATCCGGCATTCGACCGACATGGCCAGCGGCCCGTCGAAGCCTGCGGCATCGAGAGCGGCGAAGGTCGCGGCATAGACCTCGCCCATTTGCGGGCTGACCGCGAAGGCGTGGATGAAGGCGCGCAGGGCTGTGCTGCCGCCGACGCCGTTCATGTGGTTGCCGACCTCGTAGGCGCCCAGCTCCATGCCGTACTTCGACGCCTCGGTGCGGTAGTGCCGCCACTTGGGCACCAGGCTGCGGACCGTGCGGTCTGCACCCCAAGCGTTGCCCGTCAGCAGCTGGTCGCGGATCCGGTCGAAGGCCGCGCCCTGTGACAGGGAGGTACGCCAGCCCTCCAGCTGCGAGGCCCGGCCGCCATAGGCCATGCCGCCGTCGATCTGCGCGTGCACGGTCAGCATGTCGATCACCGAGTGCGGCGCAACGTAGACCGGAAGACCCCGCGTCCCGCTGCGGTCCCGCCACAGCGGCGCCAGCAGGATGTCGGCCTCGCCGCCGACCCAGTCCGCTTGGTGCTGGACCACGGTGTGCAACCGCTCGTCGCCGCCCCAGACACGGCGCCAGATCTGCGCCATCTGCACCGACCGCATGCCGTACCAGTTCCGGAACTCGGACCCGGTGCTGGTGCCGAAGGCCTCGCGGCCCCGGGCGGCGCAGTAGTGGGCCTGCGGGGTACCTGAGAAATCCCAGGTCTTGGTACTGTACTCGACATAGACCTGCCGCGGCGCGGGCATCAGGTCGCGGATCAGGGCTGCGCACTGGCGCATGTGATCGTCAGTGGCCGCGGTCGGCAGGCACAGCCACATGTCGGCATCGACTTCACGGCAGAGCGCCGCCATCCACTCGTAGGGCACGAAGCGGTGGAAGATCTCGTCGGTGGGCAGCGCCCGGCTGGCCCAGTCCGTGATCCGCAGCCCGCCCTGGTTCTCCGACGTCAGGATACCGATCCACTCATCGAACCGTAGAGCGTGATAGGGCGCCACCTCGGTCAGGTACTGCCGACGGAAGATCTTGCCCCGGTCGGCGTCGGCCCAGTCATCCCGATGCACCAGCGAGATGTTCTCGATCGGTCCGCCCGCCTGGTCGATGGTCCGGACGATCAGGTCGATCCAGGACGAACCGTTGGTGGTGAAGTCGAACTGGATCTCGTTCGGCGACACGCGGGTGATGTTCCGGGCGCCGTGCAGATCAATGGTGCAGGTCCCGTCCCACCGCAGACGGTGACGGCCGGAGCCGCCCGCCTCCGCCGGCATGTTATGGAACAGGCGGGTACGGAACCCGCCCGAGCCCGGCGGGATCGAGATCAGCTGGCCGCCGGGGGTCATGTGACCGGCCGCGACCAGCTGGTCCCATTGTGCGCCGCCCCGGTCGGCCTGCCAGGACCAGGCCTGTTTGAAGGCGTTGATGAAGGGACGCGCGGACTCGCCATTGATGACGCCGAGGCGCGCCGCGATTTCAGCGGTGGGCATGAAGTGTCCTTTCTGGACAGTTTTCAGGATGCGTGGTTTCGCGAAGGGCTCAGACGATGGTGAAAGCGGAGATCGCTTCCGTCCTGTAATCCTCGAGCGTCATCGCGGTGGTGCGCAGGCTCAGGCCCTGACGCGTGGAGGACGGAAGATCCGTGCCGGGAATGGTCTCGGTGCCGAAGGTTGTGGTGACCCTGGTCCCGTTGACCGCGACCCTGAACTGGCTTCCGATCACCTCGAGGCGGATGGTCATGCCGGCGACGTAGGTGACGTTGTAGTCGGCAATCAGCGTGAACTCCCCGTTGACCAGCTTCCAGACGCTGAGAACGTTGCCAGCGATGCGGATGCCGATACCGGTCAGCAGTGCAGTCAAACGGCACATGACATAAGGCCCGGCACCGTTCGATCGCGTCGAGAACTCGACGGCATGATCGGCGGAGCCCATGTCGGGCGACAGGTAGCATGCCGTCACGCTTGCGGTCCCAGACCCGACCATCCGGTTGGAGACGACCTCGCCAGTGCCTGCGGTGCCCGATAGCAGCGCCCACGACGGAGACGCTTCCAGGTTCTCGTTGGGCCTGTCGAAGGTATCGGTGAAGTTGGTGATCGCCGAACCGGCCGCGCTCACCGTCAAGGTGAAGTTGCGGGTCGCGGTCTGTCCGCGTGCGTTGGTCACCGTCACGGCGATGCTATACGAGCCCAGAACGGGTGTTCCAGTGAGCAGGCCGGTGCTTGCGCTGTAGGACAGTCCGGACCCTGCAAGCCCGGTCACCGCGACGGTCTTGCCGATGTGCAAATCCCCACAGTCACAGAGCGCATACAGTTCGACGCTCACCGCGCTGCCCTCGATGAAGGTCTGGTCCGCCCATCGAATGGTCGGGCCGACCGCGATCGTGATCGGCTGCGGCACACAGCCATCGCCAAGCGCAGGCGTCGCCGAGCGGGCGAGGACCAGCTGGCCGGGATTGTCCCCGATCGTCCCAGCCAGCGTGTTCCCGGTCCGCGTGACCGAAGGCGGCAGTAGGCCGCGCACCCAGGGTTGCGCCGGGGTGTTGTCCTCGTTCGGGATCATCTCGATCACGTCGGCTGTGACATCGCTGCCCCAGACCTGCTGAGGGGTCGGCAGCGCGAAGGAGAACGCCGTGTTGAACGGGGTCTCCAGCACGGCCGCCGGGACCAGCGGCTGGCGGAACGTGCCGGTGCTGGGCCGCCAGGCCCGCCACCAGTCGCACTCGATGTCGGCGCCGGCATCCCCGGCCGCATCGAAGATCGCCTGGTTGATTCCGGACTGCAGGATGTGGTTCGTCATCATCAGGTGGAACGGCCGCGACGGATCGAACGCGTTTCCGCCGTAGTCGGGCGAGCCTTCGGCCACCAGCGATCCGTTCTCCCACAGCCGCACGCGCCAGACGCCGCCCACCTGCAGGATTTCGAACGCATAGTCCCGGAACTCGGTCTCGCTGACCGGCGCGGTGTTGCCCAGGGTCGGGCCATAGGAGCCGACCCCGTTGTTCCAGGTGTTGCGGTTGAACTGCAGCGCGGGTGCGAAGCCCTCGCAGTCCAGCTCAAGGCCGTCCCATCCATTCCCCGGCTGCGACTGGATCAGCCAGAAGGTCGGATGCCACTGGTTCCAGGACGACAGCTCGGAGGGGAAGCGCAGTCGCATCTCCATCAGGCACGGCGCGCGCATCATGTTGCGGCGTCCCATGTGGATCATGGACGACAGGTTCAGCTTGCCGTTCAGCGCGCCCATCAGCGCCCGCTCCGCTGTCGTCGCACGCCGCGACTTCGCCCGCAGGATGCCATTCTCGAACGTGATCATGTCGGCGTAGCTGGCCGGCACGACGCCGCGGTTCGCGTCAAGGAAGCCTGTATGCCACGGGTCGGCCTCGTAGCCCCCGAGGCTCGCGGCCCCGCGCAGGTAGCGCGGTGCGGTCGACTGGATGCCGTAGTGCCGGGTGGTCATGTAGGCGCCGGAGGCGCTGGTCGGCGTCAGGAAGTCGGCGGCGGTCATGTCGTCGAAGTCGTCGCCATCCGCCAGCACGTAGCCGTTGTAGATCGTTCCGGTGGCGCCCGCTTGACCGATGGACGCGCCGCCGATCATGGCAGGCGCCGTCTCGGCCATGCCGCTCAGCACGGTCTTGGTCACGCCGGGCCCGCTGATCCCGATGGCGTTCCGGGTCCGGACCCGCATCGGGTATTCGGTACCCGCCGCGGGCATGTCGAGTACGTACTGGCCAACACCCGTGCCGCTCAGGTTCGTCCAGGTGCCACCGTTGCTGTACTGCAGGGCGGTGATGGGAGACCCACCGTCGCTCGGCAGGTTGTTGATGGTGATCACCACCTGGTTGGGGGCCGGGCCGGTCGCCACCGACCAGTCGCCGGTTGCGAAGGCTGCTGGCGCAGTCGGTACCACGACCTCGCCCGGCACGGCCGCCGGGGGATCGTTGAAGATGGACCTGGCCCCACGCCCGTTCACCGCGCGCATCAGCACCGCGACCAGGCCTGCGCCGGTGACGGTCACGGGGCCCTTGAGATAGGCAGCCACGGTGTCGAGCGGGATGGCGCGGACGGCACCGGCCGGGACGGGCGTGGAGTAGCCGCCGGCGACGGAGATGAACGGCGCGCCGGGGAAGTTGACGGTCGTGCTGTCAGCGCCGCGCAACACGCAGTCGATCGATGCCGCGGTCGGGTTGCGCAGGATCAGCACGTGACCCGCCCCCGGCTCATAGGTCAGGTCGTTGGCAGTCAGGACGATCTCCGTGACGGGCCGCGCACCGGCCCCCCCGACGGAGGTCTTGATGATGTTGGCCATGGCCCCTCTCGGTGATTGTGCCCCTCGCAAGGGGGGCGGTCGCGATGGTTGGGCGGGCTGCTCTAGCCGGGCCAGCCTGCGTCCGGATCGACCGGCTCGCCCGCGTCCAGTGCCGCCAGCAGGTTGGCCTCGCGGTCGTAGCAAGCCTGCACATGCGCCCGGACAGCGGTGGCGATCGCGATGATCTCGGCACCGGACAGCAGCCGGAACGACCCGTCGCCTGTCTTCCATCGGACGGCATAGCCGGGATCCAGCATGGCGCTGACGGCGGCTCCGGCAAAACGGGTCTGGCTGACGTCGTCGGTCGCGACCGACATCCCCGCGATGCTGATCCCCGCGCACATCGCCTCATGGCGGCGGGACGCGATCAGATCGCGCAGCGCCTGGCGATCCGTCTCCTGCTGCTGCTCGGCGGTGACGAGCTGGCTCCAGTCGATCATTCGGGCGCCTCCTCGGCATAGGTCACGGGCAGCGGGATCGGCCCGGTCCGGGTGACGGTGATTGGCTGCGGAAACCGGGCCTCCTCGGGCGCGTCGCTGCCGTGTGGCAGGATCAGCGTCAGCGTGATGTGACCGCCCGCGCGGATGACGTCAGACGCCAGGAGCGGGCAGCCGACAGCCTCGCGGGGCAGCGTGCCACCCTCGGCAAGCGGGCCGAAGTCGTAGGCGGTACCGTTGACGGTCAGCACATCGCCATCGAGGGACAGCGACAGGGCATCGGCCCGCAGTTGCGGGGTGAACGTGATCTTCATGAGAGTGATCCTCAGTACCAGCGGCCGACGGCGATGAAGGTGACGCGGGTGGCGATGCGGTTCTGCGTGGCTGCACTGAACGCAGACACGCTCATGCCGGTGGTGCTCATGCCGGTGAAGCGCGGTGAGATCGCAAAGGTCGTGCTGGTGGAGTTTACCCCCAGTGTCACCATAACGTCGTCGGCCGGGGTGCTTGTGACGAAGGTGGCGGGAAAGACAGCGACCACCTCTGCCGTCGAGCTGGTTGTAGTATATCCCCAGCACAGCAGCGTGCCATCCGCGGTGCGCTGGAACGCCCCGTTGGCATTGGATCCGTTCTCGATCTGGCGGTCCACGATCCAGCGCGTCCCGTCATAGGTCGCGACCGTGTCGGCATCGGTGCGGATGTAGCCGGCGGGCAGTGCGACGTTGGTGATGGTCCGCGCCTCGATCGCGCCCTGCCCGTCGACGTTGATCGTGACCGGACCGGTGTTCGCCGCCGCAGCCCGCCACCGGACCTGCATGCCCGTCGCAAGTGCCACGCCCCCGGTGTTCAGCGTGATCGCGTTCGCCGTGCCGCCGCGGGTGGCATAGGTCTTCCCGCGCAGCAGGGGCAGGTCGGCGTTGTAATCCGCGACGAATGTCGGAAACCAGCCGAAGAACGCGTCTGCCCGCTCCTCCAGTTGCGCAGGGTTGCCGGTGTTCGGCGGCGTGGGCGGTGGGGTAATTGCCATGCGAAATCACCCGGGTGACGGGCGCTCCTGAGATGATGGGTGAAGCTGTTAGACGAGGCTTTCCGCGTCGATGGTGGCGAAGGATTTGCCCGCGCCGATCGTCAGCTCGTAGTCGCGCAGGATGCCCGCGATGGTCATCCCGAACCGGTCCTCGCCCTCGATGGCGTAGAAGACGCAGATCTTGGACGTGATCCGCCGGATGATCTGCTGCACGCGGGCCTCCCCGCCGGAGGGCACCGAGAAGCGGAACCGGACGGTCTCGCTGACCGGGCGCGGGACGATGAACACGCCCCCGAACTCGTCCCGGTCTTTCCGGGAATAGTCCACGATGCCCAAGCTCGATCCCATTAGCGAGATGCCGATTTCGATCTGGTTGCCGATCATGATCTCGCCGACCTCGGCCGAGCCGGTCGAGGCCACCGTGATCTCGATCGAGGACCCGGACGGCAGCGACAGACCCGTCAGGATCAGGTCTGAGCGCACCGTGAAGGGCGTGTAAATGTATTCCCAGAACGTCCCCACCTGGTCGCGCGAGGCGAGCTGGAAGGTCTGGTCGTAGATCAGCACGGCGCCCGGGGTGGTGACCCTGATCCGGACGCTCTGCGCATCGAGCCCGAAGAACGCGATGCTGTTGAGGGTCCGCGGCGGGCGGATCGTGTAGGTAATGTTGCCGGGCTGGCGGGTGACCCCGCCAAGCCGGTTGTCGAAGGCGCGCCAGCGGTTGGTGGCCCCGATCCGGAACCACCACTGCGACGTCACATCTGTGAGAGGGTCATGCCCGATATTGGCCGCCTGGATGCTTTCCCAGATGGCGTTCTGCCGGATCACCCGCGCGCCGTTCTCATAGCTCGTCCCGGAGACCCATGCGGGATGGTCGGTCTCCGGGACATTGCTGGCCAGCATCATGGCGGGGGTGACGTCGTACGGCTCGATGATCTTCACGTTGCTACCTTGTTCTGGTCAGGATCGATCTTCACGCCGACGGAATTGATCTCCCGCAGCGTCTTGAACGTGTCCCTCGTGCTCTCGGCCGTGCCGCGGGCGTGCGCCTTCATCTCCGCGAGCTCGGCGCGGACCGCGCGCAGCTCCCGCACCATCTCGCTGTTGTCCAGCATGGCGCGGCTCTGGCGGTGGCTGAAGATGCGGCTCGGACCGGTGGCTTCCAGTTCCGGACCGTTCTCGCCCACGATGCGGAGGCCCCCGAGGTGGGTGCCGCCCGTCGCGAAGCCCGGCGTGTTCCGCAGCGCCGTCTCGGCAGACGTGAACCGTGCCCACAGCCCGCCCGAGCCCCAGAGGGTGTTCCAGAACGGGTGGTTGTGGTCGGTGATGTGCCGCCCGTTGATGAAGAAGTGCCCGGTGTGCGGATTGGACCGTACGCCCTTGTCGTTCAGCACGAACGGGTTGGCCGTGGTCACCCCGTACCGGGTCATCATCTGCCGGATGATGCCGTAGATGCCGCTGACCTCCTGCTTCAGGCGCTCCTTCTCCAGGTAGTTGCGCTCCAGGTTGCCCGTGGGATCGTAGACCGTCCCGCGCAGCAGGTCGCCGCCGTCGAAGGCCGCCAGCCGGTTGCGGATCTGGCTGGTGTTGAGTCCGGCCGTGCTGATCCCCGCAGCCCGCGACATCGCCGTGAGATCGGCATCGTCCACGAAGTGGTTGCCCGCGGCATTGGCCGTGAGGCCTCCGACATAGGTGTTCAGGGCCGCGACCTTGCGCTGGCGTTCGCTCCGCGCCGTCTCGGCCGCGATGGCCTGACGGAGATCCACCAGCGACGTGCGCAACGTGCCCATGCTGGCGCGCAGCCCGTCCGCGCCCGTGAGCGATGCCGTGACATTGGCATTGCCCAGGGCGTCGCTGACGCCCGCGACGATGGTGCGGGCATCGCCGGCCCGCAGCGCGATGCGATCGTCCAAGCTGCCCAGCTGACCCAGAAGGCGCGTGATCCCCCCCTGCGTCAGAGTGTTGCCTGCCGTCAGGTGGTTCTGCACACCGGTCAGGATGTCGACCTGCCGCTGTTGCAGCGCCGCGACCCGTTCCAGTGCCGTCGCGGTGGTGTCGGTCCTGACCGCGACCTTGCTCAGCGCCACGGCCACGCGGGCCTGTGCCAGCGCGGACTCGGTCCTGGACCGTGCCATGTCGTTGACGCTGGACAGGTAGCTGTCGGCCACGCCGGGCAGACGCCCCGCCGCCTCCACATCGCCGCTGTTCGCCTGCCTCAAGGTACGCTGGTAGAGCGCCTGGTTGTAGGCGCGCGCCTGCTGAGGGCTGAACAGTGCCGAGGCCGTGCCCCGGAGCTTGTCCAGGTAGTCGCGGATGCCGTCGCCCGCCTTGCGCCAGTCGGCCGCGGCGGACGTGTTCAGGCGGATCGCTTCGGACAGCCCGCCGATGACGGTGCCGATCGAGGCGACGACCCGATCCTGCAATGCCGTCATCTCCCGGGTGAAGCCCGAGATCTGCGGCAGGATCAAGTCGAAGGCACCCGACAGGCCGATCAGCGCGGCATAGGCCTCGCGGCCCGCCTCGGTGGTCAGGTCCAGGGACGCGATCATGCGGCGGTACTCTTGGCGGGTCTGCGGCATGGCGATGCCGAGCTCCGCCAGCGCAGCAGAAGTCTGGCGGGTGGTGACGGCCAGTCGTTCGGCATCGGTATAGAATGCCTGGTAGTACTGCTGCGTGGCACTCACCATCGCGTCCAGGCCGCCGAACGCTTCGGCAATCTTGGACGCCGCATCCGCACCGGCAAGGCCCACGGCGTGGAAGCGGTGCCCGAGGGTGTCCATGATGCCGTTGACCCCGGTCAGCGACGTGGACAGGCGGTTCAGCGCCTCTGTGGTGCTCTCGCCATCCTTGCGGAGGGCATTGAGGCCGGGGATCATGCCGGCGAACCCGTCGCCGAGACCCGCGAGGGCCTGCTCGACGGCGCGCTGCGCATCCTCCTTGCTCATGCCTTTGGTGCTGATGGTCATCTGGTGGGCGAAACCCGCGAAGGTCTCGGCCCCGAAGCCGAGCGCCGCAGCGGCATCCATGACGCCGGTCTGGATGTTGCCCACGATGCTGGACAGGGCGTCCTGGGTCTCCTGATCGGCGCGGTCGTAGCTGGTGCGGGTCTTCTTCGACAGGCCCCAGAACCGGCGCGTCTCGGTCTTGCGGAAGGTGTCGACCGCGGTGTTCAGGCCGTCGACGGTGATGCGCAGACCGGCGTCCAGTTCCTTGGTCTTCTTCCTGAAGAAGGAGAACACCGCGGCGACCGCCAGCAGGGGAACGGCGATGGCCCCAGCAGCCGAGGCGAGCCCGGCAAGGCTCGTCGTCGCGCCACCCATCATCAGAGACGTGTACTGGGTGATCGACCCGATGCCGCCCATGGCCGCCTGCAGGCCGCCCGTAAAGGCGGACATGGCTGCCGTGCCGAGCGACGCGATGCCGCCCAGAACGCCTCCGACGCCGGTCAGACCGCCCACAGGCGCCCCGGCCGCACCGAGTGCCGACGACAGCGCACCGCCACCTCCTGGAATACCGCCCAGACCCATGCTGATCATGATGCGGTTCTTGGCGGCCATGGCGATCATCTGCGCCAGCCAGGACTTGAGCATGTCCCCGATGTCGGAGAGCGTCCCCTTGAAGCCGCTGAGCAGCCCCTCGGTCATGATGTCGGTGAACTTGCCCGCCAGGGGCAGGCTGTCGGCCAGCTGGATGTTCAGCCGGCGCTGCGCCTCAGCCATCTCGTCCTGTGACAGGCGCCCGGTCAGCTTCGCCAGCTCGGCCGCCTCGCGACGGTACTTTGCCATCGGGTCGAGGACCTCACGCCACTTATGCGCCTCCTTGTCCAGGTTGTCGCTGAGCTTCTCGGCCTCCTTTGCAGCCTTCTTGGACGCCTTCTCGGCTTCGCTGGCGGCTGCCTTGCGACCCGTCGCGACTTCGCCCGTAGCTTTTGCCAACGCCTTTTCTTCGGCCGTCATTTCACCCAGCTGGGCGATACGGTCCAAGTCTAGCTGGTAAAGAGCTTCCGCGTTGTACTGGTCAACACCGGCGGCGATCTGGCGATCTCTGCTCGCGGCGGCCTCAATCTGCATCTGCTTGATGGTGCCAGCGATAGCAGCGTCGGCACCAGCCTTCTGGGCAGCAATGCGAGCACCGATGACCTCGATCTGGTTGTCGATGCCAAGCGAAAAACCAGCAGCCGCGGATAGCGCGGCAGCAAGGTTTCGCGCTGCGGCCGCCGCATTCGAAGCTGCGGCTGCTGCATTGTCCAAATTTCCACCCAGCTGAAGGCCGAGCATTGATGCTTGGGCGAGTTGCTGAGCGGTTGCCATGATCTCCGGGGGGATCGCAGCGCCAGAGCGCTGAGCCTCACGAAGCTCCTGAACCAATGCTGCTGCGGCGCGAGCCTGTTCTTGCGGGCCCTTGGCCTCCTCTAGGGCTTTCATAGCCTTGTTCAGTTCGACCGCCTGCCCATAACCAAGGCCGTATTTGTCGGCCAGGTTGCCGATCGCCACTGCCAAACGTCCAGACGCGGCAGACATGCCCCCGAAGTCGCCAATGCTAGCTTTCGACAGCGCATTGATCCGCTCAAGCTCGGCCCCAAGGCCTTCGAACTGACCGGTCGCAGCAGCAATGGCCGCACTCATGGTCTGCACCATTTCCAATTCGGCAAGGTCCCGCATGACCAGGTACAGAGCGCGCGCTGCCTCTGCATTGGCACCAAACTTGGTCGTCAGATCCTCGACAGACAGATTGGTGCCGTCGATGGCCGACTTGTAGGCGCCGAATGCGCTATTTAGGTCGGAGACCGCATCCTCTGCTGCCTTGGCGCTGTTCCCCATAGACAAGAACAATGGCAAAACCGCGGCCCCAATAGCGACTACAGTGCCAAGGCCAGCGCCCAGCAGTGCCAGCTTTCCTGACACACCAAGCGCACCTGCCAACTGCGGAAACTGCTGAGTGAACGCTGTCAGAGCGGACTGTCCCGAGGCAACCTGCACTGCAAAGTCTTGAAGCTGGAAAGACGCATTGGTGATCTGCGGCGTAAACCGTGCAAGTCCAGCAGATGCGCCGGCAACAGCAGGGGTCAGCCCCAGGTAACGGGTCTGCGCCAACTGCAAGACCCGGGCATGCTCGCCTTCGGTGATAATCTTTGCGCGAAGCGCCGTGTTAGCAGTCTCGACTGCCGCCTCATATCGCTTTGATGAAGCATAGACCGGGTCCAGAGCGTTCCGCAGAGCCTCGTAGTTCCCCGTAGCCTGTGCGACCGCAGCTGCTTGATCACGCTGAGCTTGCTCAGCCTCTTCCGCTGCCGTCGCGACGCCCAGATATCGGCTTCGGGCAATTTCTAGAACGGCATTGGCCGCTTGCTGCGAGGCGCTGCCGTCGATGACCATACGGGCAAGGTCACCCTGAACCACAGCAAAGCGCTGGCTTGCGGCATAGGCAGGATCGATCTGGCGGCGCAGGTCGTCGAAAGTCCGGGCACCCTTCGACACCTCCTGCGCCGAACGCCCCATCGACTGAGACACGGCCCTCTCCAGCGACTTCATCGTAGCATCTAGGCCGCCCATAACGCCGGAGATCCGCGCCATGGCTTGCTTGATACCCTTTGCGCTGACCTTGAGAGTGTCTTCAACCTTGCCACCAGTCCGTGCGAGGCTATCCATTGCACTCTCGCCCTGCGCGAGGCTGGAGGAGTCTACGACTAAGGAAACGCGGGCAGTTTCGTTCATGGGATTGTCCTTGGCGCACGTACGAAAGCCCCGCAGGATGGTGCGGGGAAACTGGGGGAGCAATAATGGCGGAATGTGCGGACTGCGGAATTCAGGTCAGCTATTTCAAGCAGGTCAACGGACGCTGCTCCGACTGCAACAATCGCTACCTTGAGCGGCGCAGGCTGGAACAAGATCTTGGCACCGATGAAGCGGCTAAAGTTTTCTCAGAATACAAGGTTTCAGAAGAGGCTATTGCATCGGTTGTTCTAACAACTGAGGCGACAACGGACTTTATCATTACTCGCCGCATCGACATTGTTACTGCCGAATGTGCTTTCGGCATGAACGCCTTCAAGGATTTATTCGCTGGCGTTCGTAATATTGTCGGAGGCCGATCTGAGGCTGTGCAATCAACTATGCGGGACGCTCGGAAAACGGTGCTTCAAGAGCTTCGGCGCGAGGCTCACGCTATTGGCGCCAATGCCGTAGTCGGCGTCGATCTCGATTACGTGGACCTGTCGGGCTCCGGCACAATGGTCATGTTAGTGGCATCGGGAACGGCAGTGGTCATCCAAGCCGACGATAGGTGAACCCAAAACACTAGACCCACCACGACCCCGCCAGCGGCGGATCCCGCAGCGAGTCCTCCGCCTCTGCCTGTTCGGCTGCATAGGCATCGCACATCGCGTGCAGTGCCTCCGCCTCCCACGGTTCGCTGATCGCCCGTGTCAGGCGCGCGAAGGCGTCCAGCTCGGTCCAGTCCACGCTACGGGTGCCGTTGACGTCTGCGCGAACCGGGCCGAGCCGGAACATGGCATCGATCAGGTATACCCCCGCCGCGACGGGTGGCATCTGAACGTCGCGACCCTTCTTGCGGGCGTACTGCAGCCGCGTCTCCTTCCAGCTCTTTGGCGTCCCGTGCAGGAATGCCAACTGCCGGGCGTAGAGGACTAGGGCTTCGTGGACGCCGCCAAAAAATCCGCATCATCCTGGGCAAAGTCCAGAACCTGCTGGGCGAAGCTCGGCTTGGTCCAGTGCTCGACGTCCTTCTCGCGCATCAGGTGCGCCATGCTGATGAAGTTCAGGTCCAGCAGCGCCGGCGCATCCTCGACGGTCAGGTCGCGTGCCTTACCGTCCTCGCCGGTGGTCTGCATGTTGCCGAAGCCCACGATCAGGCGCAGCGCGGCCTTCACGGTCGCCTCGTGCATATCCTGTGCGGTGTTCGTGTCGACCTGCGTGCCGGTCTTGGCGGCGGCCTTGGCCTTCTTCGCCCGGTCCATCTCGTCGCGGCGCAGCTCGGCCTGCACGGCCCGGCTGGAGGCACCCTTGACCATGACGATGCAAGGCTTGCCGTTGTTCTCGATGACTTCGCCGGTGGTCTGATCGCGCAGCTCCAGCGGACGTGCGGTCTCGGCCGCGCCGCGCGCGTCGTATTGCTTCAGAAAATCCATGGTGTGTTCCTTTGTATGGGGTGTGTAAGGTGATGGGTCGGCGGGCCACACCCGAAGCCGCCGCCCCTTACCGATCAGCCGAAGCCGACCGGATCAGCCGACGCGGACCGTTCCGGAGTTGACGCGGAACTCGCCGCTCAGACCCTTCATGGTCGAGGCGTTGCGGGCACGGTCGCGCAGGTTGGCGACCTTGCCGTGGTAGTAGATGATCTGGCCGTCGGGATCGGTGATCCGGACCGAGACCTCGTCGTTGGTGTTGTTGGCCGTGCGCAGGATCGTCTGCCCGGCATCGGGGCCGTCGATCAGGAAGGTGAAGGGGATCGAGCCGCCGTCCAGGGCGCCGTTGGCGTGATAGGTCCGCCCGGCTAGGGTGGTCTCGGTCACGTCCTCGGACTGGTCGCCCGTCTCGCCCCACTCGGTGATCTTGCCGACCGTGGTGAAGTTCCTGCCGACGAAGCCTGCCGCGTCGACGGTTGCGGGAACGCCCGCGGATACGGCGATCAGAGCGCCGATATAGGTGATGAGTGCCATGATCAGGCGTCCTTCTTGGGTTCAGCGGGCGCGGCGGCCCGTTCGGTGGGGGAGAGCGGGATCTGCGGGGACGGCTTGCGGTCCGGCGCATCGATCACCGACGTGGCGGCCTCGGCGGCCTCCTCGACCGGGTCGGGGTCGTACTCGACGTCGATCATCCTGGCCGCGACCATCGTGGTGATGGTGCGAACGTTGTCGGCACTGCGCAGGACCGCGTTCGTGGTCTCAAGGCGGTCCAGCCGGGCTACGGTGTGGCCGGTCGGCAGGATCACCGCCTCACGGGTGTTGTTTGTGATGCTCGCCATGATCAGCTCCCCAGAAGCACGGCGACGAGGCCGGTGCCGGTCACGTTGATGGCGCCCTGCAGGTAGGCCGAGATGGTGTCGAGCGGGACGGCCACGACGCCGCCGGCCGGGATCCCACCGACCGCAAAGCCCGCGGCGACGGAGATGTTCGGCGCACCGGGATAGCTGACGGTGGTGCCGTCCGCTCCGTCGATGACAGACGACACCGCGCCCGCCGTGGGGTTGCGCAGGATCAGCACCTGGCCGGTGCCGGGCTCGTAGGTCAGCACGTTCGTTGCGGTCAGGGTGACCTCCGTCACGGGCCGCTGACCGGGGCCGCCCATGGACGTTTTGACAATAGTGGCCATGAGCGGCCCCTTTCGCTGGTTGGGCCCTTGTCAGGGCGGTTGGTGAAGGTGTGCAGGTGTGCCGCAGGCGGCCCGTGACGGGCTGTCAGGCGGCGAGGAACGGGATCACGACAGGGACGCGCCAATAGACCCCGTCGCTCATGCCCTCGCGCGTGTGCGGGGGCTGGGTGATCGTGATCATCTGGGTGCCTGCCGCGAAGCGCGCGCCCGCGGGGAACAGCGCTGCGATGGCATCGGCATGACGGTTGGCCGGGCGGGACGTGGAGCCCTTGGCGACCACCACCGTCGCGATCAGCCGGCCGACCATCTCCGGCGCCGTGGCGGCCAGCGTCTGATCAGAGGTCGCGGCCTTCACCAGATCGCAGGAGACATAGGGCAGGTTGCCCGGCGCCTTCGGGTCGAAGTCCTCGTTGGGCCATGCCTTGGGCAAGGCGGTGAACTCTGCCAGGCGCTCCCGCAGCGCGGCCTCGATCGCTTCGACGCTCATTTCAGCCTCTCGACGTTGCGGGCGACGATCTGCTCCCACTGGGCGGCGGCGCCGTCGACCCAGTGCTTGCCTTCCTGGTTGAAGGTGCGGCCGAGGCTGTCCTCGCCCACGAACCCCTCGTGCTGGCGCATGGCGTGCGCGGCGGTCCATCCGATGCTGGCGATGTCGCCGGGCTGCATCTGGGTGACCAGCATGGCGATGTTGGCCGATGAGCTGGCCCCGCTCGTATCTGCCGCATCGCTGGCCTGTCCGATCTGCGAGCCGTTGAGCTCGGTCACCACGCTGTTGATCAGGTGGCCGTCATCGACCGGCATCCGGCCCCCATTGGCGACCGGGGTCTGCGCGATGTCCATGACGTCCTGGATGCTCTCCGAAAGGACCGCCTGCATCTGGGCCTTGGTCTTGTCGGCGAAGGCCGCGATCGAGGCGGCGAAGGATCGGTCTGCCATCTGATACCCCAATAAAAAAGGCCGCCCTGAGGCGGCCAGCGTCACTCGACCCAAGCCCAACTTCGTCGGGTCTTGATGGCGGAGACCTGTTGCGGTGAAATCTCGAACTCGGAAGCGATCGCTTTGCTGGACTCTCCAGTCGCCAAGCGTTTTCTGATGTCACGCACGGAGTGCTCATCAAGCTTCGCCGTGTTCACGTCTCCGCCCCGGCGGCCCGTGCGTGCGTCCATTGAGACATTCCGATCTGGCTGTTGACTTAAACAACCATAGAGGGAGAACGCATCGTCACCTAATCATTTAGAAGGTCCGACTTGATCCGGTAGACCGCCAGGCAGCGGCACTGGATGACGTTGGCCGCCAGCCCTTTCGGATTGCCGGGGCTGTGCTGCAGGTCGCCGGGGTATTGCATGAACACTCCCGGGGCAGGGTTGAAGAACTCGCCAATCCTGATCGTCTCGTCGTGCAGGTGGCGGTGGCTGTCACGCACCCGCCCGTCGAGAGTCGCCTGCCAGCGGATGCGCACCTGATCCTGTCGGACGGTGCCGCTCTCGACCAGCTGCAGGAAGCCCTCATGCCGCCCGGCGCGCAGGCCGTTCAGCGCCTCGGTCCGCCCGATGGTGTCGCCCCGATCCTTCAGGAGCTTGTTGCGCAGCTGCTTGCGGCTGATGGCGATGTCCGCGTCGCTCACAGCCCCCCCGGCGCGGTAGGCGCGCAGGATGCGCTGCTTCGTCGCCTCGTTGACGCTCTCCAGCGTCACGAAGGGGGGCTTGCCGTCGCGCGGAACAGTGACCAGGTCGCGGACACCCTCCGGTGTGGTCATGCCGTCCAGCACCTTGCGGAACACGCCCTGGCGGCGGCCGTCGAGGCCGATGAACCCGCCCTCGCGCTTGCCGGTGGCCGGATCGACGCGGCCTACGATGGCGCGGGCGGTGTCGCGCGGGTGCTGCCCCGCCTCGGCCGCCTCCCGGATGACGATGCGGGCCTGCTCCTTCTGCTCCTCGATCACCTCGGTGATGAGGCGCGACGAATGATCCCTGATCCATTGCTCGGCGCGGTCGTGCCGCCCGTTGAAGCTGAACACGAAGCTGCTGCCGTCGTAGGGGTCGCGGATGCGCGTCTGCGCGAGGGCCATTGGGCCGCCCACCATGTAGGAACCACGCTGCGCCTCGTAGAGCGGGCTGAAGAAGCCTTGCTCCAGCCGCAGCGCCTCGATGGCGCCCTCGATGTCGCCCTCGCGGATCATGTCCTCGACCTGCTTGAGGCGAATGGCGCTGGTGATCTGGTCGATGGCGGCAATGAAGGCGTCGCGGATCGCGGGCTCCAGCTTGTCCAGAGCGTCCTGAATGTCAGCCGGCAGTCGTGCCATGTCAGGCCCTCAGGATCAGGTCGTAGTACAGCGCGATGCCGCCCGGAGCGAACGGCTCGCAGCGGATGATCGCATAGCTGGTGGTGCCGATGCGCAGGTGGTCGGCAGGCGTGGGCGTAGTGCCTGCGGCTGCCATCATCTCGCGCCGATCAGACGCGCGGATGGAGGTGCCGTTCACCAGACCCAGTGCCAGCGTGTCGCCCAGCAACTTGACCGGGATCAGCTGGTCGGGGCCGGGCTGGCGGTCGTGATCGGGGCCGATCCAGGTATGGCGCACCAAGGTGGCGCCGTAGCCCACGTCACCAAGCGCGCCAGCCACCTCGGCTGCGATGGCCTGCCAGTCCTCAGCCATCAGCGCCACGCTTTCTGGCGATCAGGTCTGCCGCGTCCCCGAGCCGTGCCTTGGCCCACGCGATCTCATCGTCGGTGTCGGCGATGGCCCAGCTGGAGATCCTGCCGTCCTGCTTTGCCACCACGATCAGCGCTGCGTCGTCATCGGAAGCGATCCGGGCGAGACGACGGCGGGCGAACTCCAACGACCCATTGCCCTGCACATCGGTGAAGGTGTCGACCTCCTCATGGGGAGTGCGGCGATCCTGAGACCTGTCCAGCCAGCCGGAGTCGAGCGCCTCATGGTTAGCATCGCAGGCTGCGCATTGCGCTGTTCCATCCGACAGCAGGGTGAAGGTCGAACAGCCGCACTCGCAGACCCATGTCATCGGCTGCGGCTGTTGCAGTTGAACGATATCAGCCATGTGATCCCCCAAACTGTGAGAAGAACCGAGCCGATCAGGCCCTCATGAGAAACGACACACCACCCATGGCGGACCGCACCAGACCGGCCAGAAGCCCGTCGATGATCGCCGAGCGCGGCATGTAGGCATCGGGCCCGGACGCACCTCTGACCCGCTCCCAAGTCAGCCTTCCCGCGCCGACCAGCACCTTGTCGGTGGCCGGCGTCGAGACGGGTGACAGTGCGCCGGGCGTGCGGGCCTCGATGACCGCAGCCTCAATGATGGCGTGCTTGACCGCCTCCGGGACCACGTCGTCCTCCCACTGCGAGAGCCACCGGCTGTTGAAGCGCGCGGCGATGTAGCGCTGGCCACGGATCAGGTCTGCCGGGCCCGGCTGCGGGGTGACGCCGGCCGCGCTGGTGTAGTCGGTGGCCTCGGCTTGGGTGACGGCCGGGACGGTGTAGCTGAGCATCTGCCTGCCTCCGCTGTGCTTTGGATGGGGGCCGGACTGGCCAGCCCCGCACCGAAGATCAGCCCTGCTTGTCCGCGATGCGTGCGATCATCGTCGCGCGGCCCGCGGCGTGGTGGGGCTTCTCGCCCAACACGCCCTGGTAGCGCGCGCGAAGATCCTCGTCGGACAGGGTGTCGAGGTCGTCGCCAACCGGCTGGTCGCCGATGATGGCCTGTGCGCCCTCGGTGATGGCCTCGCCCGCCTCGTCCGCGCTGTTCGCAGGCTTGCCGGTACCGACGTTGGTGTTGCTGGCCTTGATGCCGGTGCCGCCGGTGGCCGCGACCTCGGCGTTCGGCGCGAAGTGGCCCTCGCTATCCGCCAGCAGGCGGGCGGTGCCCTCGGGATCGGGGCGCACTGGCTCGACCTTGTCCGCGGCCTCGGCCGACTTACGGGCCTCGGCAGTCGCCTGATCGGCCATCTTGCCGAACGCGTCGGCCAGCCGGTCCATTGCGGTGCCGCTGGCCTGGGCGCGCGACTGCAGGATCATTGCCCGGCTCTCGTCGCGACGCGCGATGGCCTCGGCAAGCAGAGGGTCGTTGTCATGGGTGTCCATGATGCTTCTCCGTGTTTCTGAAATGGGAAGACGTAGGGGCCGAGGCCCCTGCCCTCAACCGTTGGTCACAACGGCGACCATGCGGACCAGCTTTGGATCATAGACCCGTGTCCAGTTCGCGCCGCCGCCCAGCTCGGTGTCGTTGACGCCCGATGCCGAGGCCGGGGTGCCGCTGAACGACACGCCACGGGGGTGCATGACCCAGTGCCGGCGGTACCAGACCGTCTCGACGCCTTCGCCGTTGCCGGCCGAGGCGTCGCTCTGGACCTCTACGGGCTTCTTCGGACCACCCTCGCCGGTGGCTTCGGCATAGCCGATGGCCCCGTTGCCGAAGAGGTAGGTGGTGTACTTGAAGCCGCTGGTGTCGCCGGGCTCGCGGGGGCACTGGTCCGAAACGTAGACAATCTTGCCGTCCCAGGTGTCGAACTCCAGGCCGGTGGCCGGGTCCTTGAACCGCTCGATCGCCCGGGCGGCCCGCAGGTTGAAGAACACCCGCGAGTGCATCAGGGCGGCCGACAGGGTGGTGCCATACTCGCCCAGCAGAGCATAGGCGTTCGAAGCGATCTCGGCATCGAAGCGGACCGGGGTGACGGCGCCGTCCTCGGAGGCCACGTCCAGCACGTTGCCGGCCATGCCGGGCGAGGTGAACACACCGCGCATCTGCAGGCCCATGATGCGCTGCTCCTCGCGCACCCAGTACTCGGCGATCAGTTGCGCCACGGCGTCCAGCGGATCCTCCGCCAGCATCGAAGCGACCAGGTTGGCCGACTGCCAGCCGTTGTTGCGGCGGATCTTGCGAGCCATGTCCTGGCCCTGGGTCAGCTTGTTCGGAATGGCGTTCTGGGCCGGATCGTCCGTCGAGACGTTCGAGTTGCCGGTCAGATCGTTCCAGAACGGCATCTGCACCAGGTCGCCGGGACTGTTGGCGAAGCGCTGCAGTTCAGCATCGGTCGAGACGATGGGCGAGTTGCGGATGCGGGAAAGTTGCGCGATGCGATGGATGGTCGTCGGCAGGAACAAGGGGCCGTAGATCACATCCGAGAGTCTCGTAGTTGCCATGACAGGCTCCTATTTCGGGTTGCAAAAGTGGGGTCGGCTAGGCTGCCCCACTGGGCGCAGGCCTCGAAATCAGCGCCACTGGCGCAGGGGTCTTACCAGTAGGGCGTCACGCCCACGGCCTCGGCCATCTGGCGGGCCCTGAGGTCGTTCTGGACGATCAGCTCCTGCTGCTTCGTCCGGTTCGGGTTCTTGGGGTCGAAGGGGTTCTCGGTGAACCGCTTTGCCTCTCCGCCCTTGGCATCGCCGCCGGTGGCCTTGGCAACGAAATGCTTGCCCTCATCACCGACCCAGTTGGCGACGAACTTGGTCAGTGGCATGCGATCATCGATGCCGTCGTCTGCGAGAACCTGAAACTCATCGTTCTCTTCGATCAACTTGACCGCTCCGCGCTCCTTCAGCAGCGCCTTGGCCGCCGGCAGGAACTCCTTCGACACGCCAGAATCGATCAGGGCCTTGGTCAGGCCGTCATCGACCAGAGACTTGCGGAGGGTGCCGTCCAGCTTGCTGATCCGGGCGTCACGCTTCTCCAGCTCAATCCTGTGCTTCTTCTCCAGCTCAGCTTTCTGGCGGTCCAGGCGCTCGTCGATCTTCGGCGGCTCCTTGCCCTCGGCCGCACCCTTCAAGCGCTCGTACTCGTCGACATCGAAGTCGTCGGGGAGTCCGTCCAGCCGCCCCTCCACCGCCGTCAGCTTTTCGCTGAGTGTGCGCTTTTCGCCGCGCACCCGGTCCAGCGCCGACTTCAGAGCGGCGGCTCCGGGGTGGGCTTCGATCCCCTCGACGGCGAGGACGTACTTGCCGTCCTTCTCCTCGTAGAGGTCACGGTACTGCTCCTCGACACTGTCGAGGCTGTCGATGATTGCTTTCAGGGCCACTGGCCGTCTCCTGTGGTTGAGCCGGGCACTGCCGGCATGAAAAAGCCCGCCGCGGTAAACCGGGCGAGCTAAATACAAGTGTTGTCTAGGTTGCATCTGCGATGCAGCCTGCTCGCAAATGGAGTGACCCCATGAGACCCTTGATTGTTGCTGCTGCCTTCGGAGCCATGCCTGCGGCTGCGGCGGAACTCATCAGCGAGTACACCCGGAACCATGTCGACCGTGACTGCGAAGTAATAGCCAGCTCTCCAGATAATGAGGGCTTCTGGGTCGATATTCGCTGCCCCGGTGTTGCAGGCTACACCTACATTATCCGCGACAGCGATGGTCGTCAGTCGGTCACATATGGATCTTCCGAGCAGTCAAGCATGCCCACCTTCGGCGCATTCAACTATGCGCACCCGACTGTCGAATGGCGGATGGGTACGTTGAACGGCGAAGTTGTGCCAGTTGCAGCTATCCAACGGTTCTCGCTCTCCGACGGCGACGGCGAATGGACCACCCAGATCCTCGTCGTGTCGAAAGTTGCTCAACCAGACGGCGAGGGTTGCATCGTCGGCTACGTGTCCGCAAATGAAGGCGGAAGCGCTAATGAGCGTGCCAGGGTCGTGTCAGACCGAGCCGCGGCATTCCGGTGTGGTGTCGACGAACCGTCTGTCGAGGACAAAATCAGACAGCATGTTCCTCCCGCGTGAACGAAGGTCGATGCCTGTTGGAGGCGAAGCGCAAAACGATCACACTGACAGGTCAGGAGGATCCATGCGCGTCATCTCCTCTTCGAAACTCCGCTCCGCGCTGGCCAACTCTCCTCGCTGTAAGTTCTCATACAGCGTCTGGTAGCTTATAGCGCCAGCCTGCCAGATCCGGACCAGCGCCTCCGCCTGCTCAGGCGTCATGCCCGCATCCACGAAGGACAGGTTCGGCTTCACCACAACCTGATTGGGGTCCGCGCCGATCATCACCGCGATGTGCCGCAGGGCCTTCTCCAGTCCCTGGGCGCTGGTCAGGGCGACCGATGTCAGCGTGGCAGTCTGCGCCGCGTAGCGGATGCGCAGCGCGTCACCGCTCTCCGCTGACCGCTTCTCACTGTCGAAGAGGCGCGCCCCGGCCAAGGCGGCATTGTCGCGCTCGTCAAGGATCGCTTGTCTGTGAGCCGTGATGCCGGTACCGGACGGCCCGACATACTTGGCGTCCGGTGCATGATCGTCCTTGCTGGCAATCAGGCTGATGACCACGCCAGCGCCAACCGCCGGGGGTGCGTCGCCGTTGATGATGACCAGCGTCTCCTGACCCGTCATGTAGAGCTGGTGCCGATAGTCTGCGTCCAGCCGGTACATGGCCAGCGCGGCGCGGGCGACACCGATCAGCGGCGGCTCCTGCGGGGATACGGACAGATCCTGCGGGCCCATGACCACCAGCGGAATGGCCGTGAGGGCCGCCCCGCCGCGCGCGGTCGGTTGCACAGTCTCGCCACCCTGCTCCTTGCCATCGTACTTCTCGACGGAGTAGCGGCCTTCATCGAGCCGCAGCACCCGGTATGCCTTATGCTGCTTCCACGAGAAGCCATCCCGGGACAGCCCACTCTCGTCCAGCACGAAGAAGTCGCGTGCGGGAGACCAATTGATCAGCGCCTCGGTGGTGTAGCCCGCCAACCATGGCAGGTCCGAGCCTTCTGACGCAGCATCGGCTAGCAACCCATACCGCCCGGTCAGCAGCAGCTCGGCCGTAATCCGGCGGTGCAGGGCCTCCAAGGGCAGACCATCGGCAGTGGCGCGCTCCCACAGCCCCTGCATGGCAGGTGGCATGTCGATCTGCGCCTCGGTGCGGTGGATGACGCCGATCATGCCACGGATCGTCGGCGCCAGGATCTCCGAGAACTGGGCTCGCGTCTGGTAGGCCTCGAACATCTTTACGCCACCGTCCTCCTGGACGCGGAACCCGGAGGGCATCGGCAGGTACCGCTCGCCTGCGGCCTTCACCGCTGTCTCGCCGCGGGCGCAGTCGCGCATGAGAGCCCATTCGTCGACGCGGTCGAGATAGTCCGGGTGCTTGGTGTCGACGGTGCCTGTCATCGCTCAGTACATCCCTACTATCGTCGTCGTTCTGGTCTCGGTCGGCTTCGGTGCCGTCGTCAGCTCGGTGAAGGCGCGGCTGGCCGCGTCGACCTGGTCTTTCCATTTGCCCATCGGGAACACCGCGACCTCATCGAGGAAGGCATCATTCCAAGGCCCCTCCAGCAGAAACACGTTGCCCGCCTCGGCCTGTGCGGCGAGGGGCAGAGCGCGCGTCTCCTTGTCCCCGCTCTCGGGGCTGAAGTGGTAGTCGAAGCCGGTCAGGACGTGGCGCATGATGTGCTGCGCCTGCGCCTTGCCCGCCTGCCCGGGGTCTTGCGGGTAGGAGCCGCGGACGGCCCCATACGCGGCCCGATCCTGCTCGGCAGTCGCCTTCATCAGCCGCTCGACTCCCATGGGCCCCAGTTGCTCCCGTGTCGAATCCACGATGATGAACCGTCCGTCCGGCGCCCGTGCGATCAGCACGCCAGCGGTGGCCGCCGCTTCCTTGTCTTCGGTTGCCGCCAGGTCCCATCCCCGTACGAACCGGCAGCCCACTGGCAATGCCTTGACGGGGGTGAACCAGCTCTTCTTGAACAGACCCCCGCCCCGCGGCACTGGTCGCTGCTGCAGCTGACCGGCGGTCGCGTAGCTGCCAAGGGTCCGCTCCAGTTCCGCGACCTGCGGCTCCGGAAACCGGTCCGGGAACAGCAGCTCGCTCTCGGTGGTGCGCGGATCGGTGAACCCGATCGAGGTCCGGCACCGCCGTTCAGCCTCGAAGCGCATCGGCAGGCAGAGATGCGTGTAGGGCAGAGCCTTCGACAGGATCAGCCCCGAGGTGTCCCGCTCGTGCAGGCGCTGCATGATGACCACGATGGCGGAGCGGTCGTTGTTGATCCGGGTCGGCAGGGTTTCGAGGAACGCCAGTTCGGCGTCAAGAAGCTCGGCCTCGCTGTTCGCGGCATGCGCGCTCAGCGGATCGTCCAGGATCACCCGGTCGCCGCGCGCGCCCGTCATGCTGGTGAAGGCCATCGCTTCACGAAAGCCGGTGGCGGTGTTTTCGAACTTGGTCTTGCGGTTCTCGTCCGCCGTCATGGCAACAGGCCAGCGGTCCTGGAACCACTGGCTCTCGATCAGGCGGCGGCACTTGAGGTTGTCGCGCACCGCGAGGTTCTGCAGGTGGCTGGTGCCGAGGAAGCGATGCTGCGGCAGCCCGGCGGGCCCCCATTCCCACGCGGGCCAAATAACCCCGGTCAGCAACGATTTCATGGTGCCCGGCGGCACGTTCATCAGTAGCCGGGTGATGTCGCCGCGGGTGACGGCTTCCAGATGCTCGCAGATGGCGTCCAGCGCCCAGCCCCACTTGAGCGGGGTGGCAGGCTCCAGAATGTTCCAGGCGCGCTTTGCGAAGGTTGCCAGTGACCGGCGGCATGCCTCGCGCTCCAAGGCGATCAGGTCAATCGCCGGGAAGGTCCTCTTTCTGAGCATCTGCAACCGCCAGCATTTCCGCCAGGGTGGCGTCGGAGAGCTTCGACACGTCGAGCGTCTGGACCGGGCCGCCTGCGGGGCCGCTCAGTTCCACCTTACTAGTCTCGCGCCACCCTGCCTGTGTTTTCAGGAAGAAGATGATCGAGGCCGTATCGCCCTTCCGGCACTTGTCCATCAGCTTGCCGCCGATCTCCTCAATGGCCTTTGCTTTGCCCATGTCGAACCGCGCGCGGATCTCCGGGTCCTCGGCCATGATCTTGGACAGAGTAGACCGCGACATGCCGAACCGGTGGGCGATCTGCTCGATTGTCAGCACCGAGGCCAGCGCTTCAAGCTGCACTTCCTGCTCGTAGGACAACGTCTTGGCGGGCCGACCGCCTTCATTCCGCTCTGACATCCTGGCCTCCATCACCAGTCTCGCCCGTGCCGTCACATGTCGGACAGGTCCGTGCACCCTTGGCGAACCAGAAGCACGGCAGGTCGCGCCGGGACGGGTAGGGCGCAGCTTTCACGGCGCCCTTGCCTTGGCATTTCTTGCAAACGGTCATGGTTGGCCTCGTTGATTTCGGAGGGGGTCCGCGCGGCGAGGGGCCGGGACCACGCCCTCCCCGCCCGGGAGGACCAGGGCGGATGGGGATGATTGGCTTAGGTATGGAAATGAAAAAGCGCCGCAGGGATTTACCCTCGGCGCGTACTTCTGCCTGTGTGTCTTAGCAAGTCTGACCTACGCAGGCAACACCTACTTTGCACAGTCAGCAGCACGCATCGGATGCGATCATGCACTTTGGAAGACGTGCAGACCATAGTTTCTTGAACTCAGATCAAGGTTCAGAGAATAGAACAATTAGTCCAAAGAGTGGCAAGAAAAGGTAGTCTCGGCATGAATATACAGCAGTTGGATGTCCGGCCAGAGACATTCGCTCCTGGGGACATCTACAAGAATGTCCTATTTGGTACTGACGGATGGAAGTTCTTGTGGAACGGCGGGCAGCGGCAGTTTGATCACCTGATGGGCGCTCCGGTGACCTCGGGATCGGTTGAGAACTTCGTCTCTAGCCTGAAGTCACGCCGCACAATCTGCGCTGAGCGGCGCTTACCCTACATGCATATGGTTTTTCCATCGAAGCCGGTGGTGATGACCGAATATCTACCAGAGCCTCTCAGTGGAAAGGTGCATAGTCTGTTTGGGCGACATTATCGCTCGGCTGTCGAACATGCTGGGCTTGGTGATATCTGCCTCTACCCCGAAGAAATGCTTAAGGCGGAGAAGTCTTCCAAACAGATTTTTATGCCCCACGATACGCACATGGCTGCTACTGGTTGTGCCATGTTTTCTGAGCTGATGATCCGGACCCTAGGATGGACGCATGATCCGCAGGCCAATATGGACACCGTCAAAAAGCATTGGCTTGGTGATTTGGCCATAATGGCAGGTACGAACGAGAGCGTTGAAGAAGACTTCCTGCGGCCTAATAGTCGTTGCGCCCAACTCTGGAACAACCGTCCGAGTTTAACAGGCAATACTGGCAATATCATGATCATGCATCATCCACATGCTGCGAGCAGCAAGCGGCTACTAGCTATCGGAGACAGCTTCATGGCTCGTAACTTAGCGTCTCTTTCTACATTCTTTCGCGACATCCTCTACGTACGCAGCCCCGGGTTCCAACCCGACTTGCTTGACTTGTTTGCACCGGACGCGGTGATCACCGGCAATGCCGAACGGTATCTATGCCGGGTTGCTCCAGATACCGAAGCTGAGAGCGTGCTCCTATATAGTTATGGGCTCTCCAATTATTCGCCTGCTCCCGATTTCACCGCAGCGCTTCGAGCGCAACTAGCTTACACCCACATTCCCCAAGTAA